AAACGAAGGCATCAGAACATGGCTGACCTGCTGAGTGTACGGAATCTTAAGCATTTCGAGTAGTCCCTTCAAATATGACTCTAATTTGCTATCAGATTTAGTACCATCAGCCTCTAAGACTTTCTTGCTGCCAAACTTAGAATGGGAGGTCGTCAGAATCGTCTTTCTGCCTTGGGGCATATCCCCCTTGTTTTGTTGGGGCACTTCCGTATCCTTCTGGCCTCCATTCATTAACAACTGGGTTGTGCGTTCCGTACTTATCCGCTTCCCTCTTCGGCCATAAGCTAATTTTGACATACCCTTTGGCATCTACATTTTTGTTTAAAAACTCCACAAACTTATCTACTTTGAAAGATATGTCTGTAATTCTTGTTCCTTTGGCTTCCTTTTCAGTGATAAAGATGCCCTGTGCATAAACTGATTGTTTTTTATTCATTGGTTTGTTTTTTATTTTTTGAACTCGTTAAAAAGGGACTTTTCTTTTCGGCTGATACTTTTGAAGTTAGCAGGTAGGTTGATTTTCCGTTTTCTGCTTTTGTCCTTCTGAGTGTGCCGTATTTGACCTCGTAGTATTTTAGACCTGTCCAATTATATCTACGGGGTATTGTGTAGTTTTTATATCCTTCTTCATAGGCTCGAATAATCTGAGCCTTAAAGGTTAGCTGGCAGCTCACCAAAAGTCGTACAAGTGCCTTTTTTGTAATCATTGGGGGCATTTCTACAATCTTGTTGTATAGATGCTCAAATGCTGATGCTGAATATTTTCTTGCCATATTAACAGGTTAAGTGCTTAATTTCAACGATATGTGCATCCATGTCTTGGGCACATTTTAATGCCTTCTTATATCTCGTGAACACCCCATAAAACTTCCCATCCTTTTGCAGTGTATATGCAGCAGGCATTTTGACCTTTGACTCTAAATTATCATCAAACATATCCTTAATGTTTTTACAAATTTCTACATATTTTTTATCAAAGTCCAATAAATCTCTATGAGTTTGAATGGCGTGAACTATAACCGAATGGTCTTTTTTGTTGAAGAAATAGGCTATGTCTTTGAGTGTAGACCTCGTATATTCCCTTGAAAAGGCGATGCACAGGTATCGAGCCGTTATCACAGACCGCCTTCTTGTAGTGTCAAAAATAAATTCTCTTGGGATATTCAGATAATCAGAAACAACGTCTGTTATCGTGTTCATGGTTTCAATGTCGTTCCTGCCAATCATTATGCTTAATTTAAGTCCGTTGAACTAAACTCACTCACCCTCGTATATCTAAGGTCGGTATTCGCTATGGCAGTCCCCGTTTCCCCATTCCTGTTCTTGCGAACCAAAATCTCCATAATGTTCTGCACCCTGTCGTAGTCTGGGTCGCCCTCATTCATAAAGGCCACAGGTCTATGAACGAATATAATCTTATCAGCATCATACTCCAACTGACCACTCTCTCTCAAATCACTCGTATATGGGCGTTTATCCGTTCTCTTTTCGCTTTCCCTGCTTAAAGATGATATTACGCACACCCAAATGTTTTGCCTTTTACTTAGTGCCTTAAATTGCTTAGAAATGTTTGTAACCTGTTCTACCTTCGTTCTGCTCGAATCTTCCTTTGTGGGCGATACTAACTGCAAATAATCAACGAATATCCCCTCTATGTTGTGCTGCCTTTTTAGTCGCACCACTTCCGCTTCTATCGTTTGGGTTGTAGCATGGGGAAGGTCAGATATGTAGAGCTTTAGAGATTTAAGCTTGTCTACATATCTCCCTATCACATTGACCTCTTCTATGCTCATGTCCTTATCAACGTTGTTAAACTTATATCCGTTGATACTCGATATGTTTGATAATAGCCTTGATACGAGTTGCTGCCTCGACATCTCCATAGTAATAAATCCAATGGAGTGCCCATTATGCGACATATTGAAGGCTAACTGCAACCCAAGTGTAGTCTTTCCGTGAGCAGGTCTGCCCCCCAACAATATTAGGTCGGGAGATGAAAACCCTGATATTACCTTATCGAGTGGCCTTAGATATGTAGGGCTAATCTGAACCTTCTCCTGCCCATCTTTAATCCTAATGAGCTTTTGAGTCAACTCCATAGCTGCACCATGAGCATCCTGAGAAATAGAGCCTATCTGCTCACTATTCAACTCGACAAACTCATCAAATGCCTTCTGAATATCGAAGTCTTTGGCTAAGTCTGCCTTTATCTGCTGAAGCCTTCTCTCTTTGTAGTGTTCAAATAAATCGGCCTTGTAGGTGTGCCAATGTTGAACGGCCATCGCAGACTCACCAAGCCATACGGTGTAGCTAACCACATCAGGAACTAATTTAAGCTCCTTCATTTTCTTAGCAACCGAAATAGGGTCTATTGGCCTTTGCTGATGATACAATTCCTTAATAGCTCGGAAGCAGTGGGCAAAAGCACCTGTAAAATATTCATCACGGAGATTAACTATCCCTGCCTCGCCCCGCATATCCTTGTTCATCAATATACCAAGCACTAATCCCTGAACTTGGTCAATATACTGCATTTTTTGGAGGCTCGTATCCATTGTTTTGCGTTTGTTGGTGGTCTAAAAACTCGCTCGGTATTGCATCTTCCCAGCATCTCTGTCTCAAATAAGTGGCTGGCATCTTCCTGTATTTGACATCCGACTTCCATCGGACATACAAAGGTACGGACTTTATGATTATATCCACATCTTCTTCACATAAATTAGCCCAAATTTGTTGGCAGAGGGATTTACCCTCTTTTCTATCGTAGATTCTCCAAAAGATTTCAAACTTCTGCTGCTGCTCAGGGGTCAGTTCTTTTTCTTTTTTCTTTTTATATTTTCTTTTTTCTTTTTCATATATAATACTATTATATATATTAGATATATCATCCGATTTTTGTTCAAAGTCGGGGATGTCGATTTTCCCATCAACCATAGCGACTGCTAAGTGGCCAACAGTTCCCTGCTCAGGTAGACGCTCCTGAAAAGCATAGTCCATAATCGCATCATAAGCCTCTAAGCGGGCTTCATTTGGTAGCACCCTTATCGCTACATAGAAATCACGACAAAATGCCATACAGTCTCTCTTATGGTCTAATGGGGTCATAGCCTTGACGACCCAATCGGGGATAGTTTTCTTTTCCATTATCCTATATTTAAGCGGCAATATATCGTCATCCGTTTAAAATTGTATCTATTAGTTGAATCCTTTGCCCTATCCATCGCATCACCGGGACAGCCATTGAGTTGCCGCAAGCCTTGTACCTCGGCCCATCGGGGCATTGGTCAGCAGGTTTGTTGCGGTATGGTATTTTCGTCCACCCCCTCGGAAATCCTTGTAAAATTTCCGTTTCAAACGGAGTCAATCTTCGGATAGCACAGCTTCTTTGTGTTGGTTGACTTTTATTAGCATTGGATTGCCATACTTCTTGAACCTTTGATAATGCTTCTCGCAATAACCAAGGCCTTTCATCGGATTCCCACAAATCTTGCAAGAGCCTTTTTGACGATGACTTTTCATATGGCAACTGCGACAAATACGCTCTAAGTTCTGCAATGAGTTGTTTAGGTAATTCCCATCCTTGTGATGAACATCCTTCGCATCCTGCTTCCCGCAACGATTGCAACAACCACTCGGAATAATCTTCCTTGCGTGATAATGGGCTGTAGATGAACCTACTATCGGAGAATGACGCTGGTCGTATGCCAAGCCCATACAAATCCGATTGCAGTATTTGCGTTGATTGAAGTGAATTAAATACTCCAAATCCCCATTGGGCAAACGCTTTCTCTCCAATTTTTTCTCGCAATAGTGACAATGCTTTAATGGTGTTTCTTTCTTGTGCGCCGGCATAATTTAAACCTTTATTCACAAAGGTATGACTAAAAGCGTTACCCTCCAATACCGCCCCGTAATGGTTCACATCCGAAGCCGAAGAGCCAATCGTCTGCGTGGTCTTTTCGTTGATGGTCTGATTGTATGCATCCACGGCAATGGGTTGAGCGACTGCGTGTTTATCTGCTTTGGTGAGCGTGTTCATGACATCCCCCTCATTGCCTATACCAAGGCCATTCCCTTTTCCATCT